TCACTCAGGCTTCGGCGGCCAGTCGATTTTTGGCGCGTCATCAGGGTTAATTCGGCTCAACAAAACGCTGTATTTTTCCCATTCAGTCAGCCGTGCCTTTTCATCTTCAGTTGCCATATCGAGTTTAACGGCTCGCTCCAGTTGGCTGATGGTCGCGTCAGCCTCCTGCATCCTCGCGTCCAGTTCGGACTGAGCGGAAGCCACTGCAGATTTTTTCTGCGCGTCAGTATCCGTCACCCACTTCTCACCGTCCCATTTGTCAAACGTGGTAGTCGGCGCAATCAACGTCCAACCGGGTTCGAGCGGGCCAAGATAATCGATGATGACTTTCTGCTGAGTTTCCGTGTTATAGGCCGGTAGCCCGCGAAAATCATCAACGATTTCCCAGGCGCTGCCGTCTTCTTTCCGGCGAACGGCTTTATCCTGCTCTGTCGGCAGTGTAGGCACGTCGGTGTAAGCTCCCGCAGCAAGACCCAGCCCGATCTGCAGGTAATCCTGTCTGGCCCCGGTATATTCCAGCGTACGTGTATCGCAGTTGTAAGTTGTCAGCCATCCATCTGTCGTAGAGAAACCATCTTTTCCAATTTTTGCTTCCGGTACTTCTAGTGAATATTTTGGTGCTGTCATTATGCTGCCCTTACGATGTAGTTAAATGCCACGTTGATCGGCCTGGTTTCCCGCTGCGACTCTGATTCCTGCGTCACGTTTGGGTATCCGTCGTTATCTGTCCCGATCTGCACACTAATTCCCCGGTCAATCTGAGCATAATTTCCCCATGCCCCTCTCCCAAGACCAGATCCAGCCGCCTGACCATACTGCAAACTATTAATTGCACGCCCGGGATCGAGTCCTCGTCCATTATCCCAGCCACGAATGAATACACCTCGCATGTCAGGAAGGTATCCTGCAGGATATGCAGCAGCCAGTAGCGGGAACGTCGATGTATTGAAGGACTGCCCCACACAAATAACATATCCACCCGGTGGGTTTGGCGATGGCCACGGCAAAGGAACACCAGGCGGAACATCAGGAGGCGGCATATTGTTGGGAGAATAAACCCTCACAGCACCACCAGATTCAAAAACCCCCGCACCAGCATAAATATTGCTGCTGTTTCTGATAGCTCCGGAGGTATCGATACTGAACATCTGATTTCCGTTCATCGTAAGCGCAAAACCATTGGTGCCGTCACTGGCGTTTCTGACAAGCCCCATAATGATATTATTGGCATACCAATTGAGCATGATTCCAGAAACAATCCCGCCACTACTGGTCTGCTGACTGAAAAGCGTCGAGGCGTTCTGCTCTTGCCCTATAGTTCCAACCTGACCAAATCGGAAAGTGTTATTGAAATTACCGCCTGCGGAGGTCAGAACGTAATAAATCCCACTCCATGCACCATTAGTAAGAATATGGATTGCCTCTCGGCCGTCTGCCGTGTACTCAACCAAAAAACCATATAAATTTTTGGCATGAGACATCCAGTCGAACTCATACCACGGTACGCCAGGGTAAGCTGTACCAGTTATATCAGCTCCCCCTTTGTATTTTCCGGTTGGCTTATCCATAAACCAAGAATGAACGTTTGCGCCACCGGGAAGCCCGATGGTGTCCCCACCGATGCCATAATCACCTACCTGCGTAACCCTTCCCGGTGTAGTGTCGAGGTTCGAGGTTGTCACGTCTTTGAATGCCGCCGTTCCCAGCCCTGCGTAAATGGCGCCGGGGTTCATCACGTTGAAAAACGTTTTAGTGTTGTCCAGCAGGCACACCAGCCCCGTGTCTTTCAGAATGTCGCTGGCAACCAGCTCTGCCTTATTCCCTTTGTAGAGTTTGAACGTGCCGAGTACACGCCCGCCCATAGTGAGCTGCAGCGTACTGGCCCCGGTGTTGTTCTGCGTCGGGTAGACGACAATCGGCGTGCGCAATGTCCAGTCGGTCGCCCCATTCACAAAATAGGTGGCCGGCAGCTCCAGCGTCAGCGCGTTAGCGGTGCCACCAGCAACCCCGGAAATGTAATGCCCGCTCTGGAGCTGCTCAATCTGAACGAACTGGTTTTCTGATCCGCGAGTGGCAAAGTTCCCGATCACGTCGTTCAGTGCCCAGCCTTTCGCCGTGGTTCCCTCCTGCTCCCGGACCACCGTCAAAATGTCATTGCTGACTGAGGTCAGGTGGCAAATCTCAAAGACCGTTTCCTTCGCATCCGTCAGCGTGATTTTTGCGTAGGTCGGCAGTGAGTTTGAGGTGTTGGCATAGTCGTAGGTTAGCAGAGAGGCAAACAGCGCTCCCGCACCAGGCATAACCTGAATTGTTGTCTGGCTTGCCGTGATATCTGCCGCCAGCGCCGACACCACGTTGTTCCCGAATCCCGTAATCATTGTTCAACCACCGTTGTCGAATATATGTAAATAAATGGGAGATTGACCAGCGACTGGTCTATTGCATCCTTGAGGAAATAACCGACACCATTTCCGTAGTCAGGAATGGCTATTGAGAAAACACCAGCATCAACGGTCACGCTGACGTCGTACGTGCTCTGTAATGGCGGGTCAATACCGTTGGCTCCGTGTATAAATCTCGCCACACGACGCTTGAGCCAGTCGATGCAAAAATGCAGCCCATCCCCCTTGTAGAAATTCCACGTGAGGATCCGTTTGAAATAATCATCTGGTACGTACGATGCCGACCCCGGCACGTAGTTTTTCATCCGGGCATAAGCGATGGTGTTGTACTCAATGGTGTTGTATGCCCCTCGTGCAATTGCATCTTCGGAAACCTGCAGCAGGGGTCTTTCCTGCCCATAGATGCCCAACGCAATCCAGTCCAGGAGATCGCCTATGATGGTCGGCGACGTCCAGCACGGCAAATTCAGTCCGTTCAGAGAGTCGAGGTATTCCTGAGCTATTTCGTTATAGGCTTCGAAAAAAGCAACAATATTGGGATCGTCGTTGTATTGCACGAAGGGGTAGGACGGAATTATTTTATCAATTGGAGCCTTCATATTGTTTAACCTGAACCTGCGAAGCTGACGTGGAAAAATATGAATACGTATCGCCATACACCAGACTAGAATTCGCATCTGGCGGCTTGATAGCGCCGTTTATACCTATCTGGACCTGAATCATCGAAATCAGCGAAGCCGATACCAGACTGGCAACTGATTGCATGAAAATATCCTGAATTTCGAAGAGGTTTACAGGCTCACCAACCGCAATGGCATTAACGTAGTCTGCCACCGGCTGCTGTACTGCTTTTGCTATTCCGTCAGGGTCGATGTAGGTCGTGGAGGCGGTATTCCAGGTAATCAGCACCGTCGCGTTTTGCGAAGAAGGAACGACGTACGGTAGCGTGTAGGTGTCGGGGTAAACCGATATTTGTACCGTTTTTTTCTCTACTGGCGCACCTGATGGGTTGGATACATCATTCGTCAGAACGGAGATGTCTGGCACGGCTTTGTAGACGGCGTAAGCCACTTCGAAAGGATCTCCACCTCCAACGACCGCTACCCATTTGCCGAGCGCTGCCTGACGATAGGAAACCAGGTTCTCCTGAACCCCTTCAACTTTTTCCAGTTCAGTACGAAAACAGGTTGGAGTGCCCTGGACAGTTTGCATACCTGACTGCATTACCTGAGAACGATAAGAGGCATAAGATTGCTCTCCAGCACCCGGAAGGCCAGCAGTAAGGTTTGTGCACGTCACTTTTTGCGTATTCGGTACCGACGTGATGACTTGAGTCACACTGCCTGCAGGTACCGCCCAGGATCCTTCTGACGTTGCAAGGCAATAAACAGGTGCTGTCTGGCCGGACGTTGGAATCACGGTATCACGCACAACTGAGTACTGATTATTACCGTCAGATACGGTGAATCCTTTCGGTATAGGGAACCCCGGTAACCCGGAGAAAACCACGTACACCGACGTATTTGTCCCTTCGCCCTGCTGCACACCGTAGATATTTCCCAACTGCATCAGCAGCGGAATATTGGCACCATAAGGACTGCAGGAGTTAATGAGATCAACTCGAGCCTGGTCAATGAGTGCAATAGCCCCCGTCGCTGTACCAGCCAAATCGGTAATCAACCCCGGTGGTAAATTGGCTGTATACCCAGGTACTTTCGCCGCCACTCTGCTGATAAGATTCGAGAGAAGTGTTTTTGGTGGCGTGGGCTGCGCTCCCGCCTGAGTCATGATAATGGGTAGATCGGACATATTCTCCCCTAAGGATAATTTATGAGAAAACTATTATTTGCATCATTGCTTTGTGCGACCGTCGCACATGCGGAACAATCGAAAACATATTGGTATGCGGAGGATTTACCCGGCGGTTTATCTACGCTTACTGGAGTATTCGATAAAACCGGGACAGGAATAATGTTCGGATGCTCTGACTCTTTTTTTTCGGCGGGTACGATTATAGAAACCAAGAACAAACTGAGCTATCAACCCAAACCCACAAAGATAACAATTAGCACCGCGGATAACGAGGAGGCAAACTTCGAGGCTGAACCTATGAAATCAGCATCAGACAACTATACTTTCATGTCTTCTAATATGATTGCATCCATAACAGCATTTCATTTTTTGGATACTGCAAAAAACAAACCGCTTCAAATTACACTAAATAATGCTGACATATCCATTTCAGGAAAATGGGAAATTGATACACACGGTTCTCGAGATCCCATTAGGGACTTTAAAAAATCATGTCCTCTCATAAATAAGTAATTAAAGAAAATTAAACTGCCACCTGCTTCTGAACACTAACCCCATTCCTGAACACAACTGTAATGTTGTAGGTGGGGTTATCAGCTCCATCCACTTTCGTGATAGTCAAAGACGCAAAATACCCAGCAAATTGTTGCTGCGTCATGTTGACGTAATAGTCTGGGTAGATCTGCTGAACAATCGACTGCTGCGCCGGGATGCCGTACTGCGCATAAAACGGAGACTCCCCCAATCCAAGTTTCAATGTCTGTATGAGAGTGGTCAGCCATATATATGATGAATCACCGTTTTCATCAGTTTCCACGGCCATCCAAGATTTCTTACCGTTTTCGTCGGTGACGCGTCCCCATGCTCTCATTTTACCCTCCCGCTTTTGGTTTTTCGGACTGGATCGTGCTTCCACCGCTCTGAACATTTTTCACATCATGAGGGTGGTTAATCAGGCTGACGTCACCTGCTACTACATCCTTCGTCACATTCATTGGACCGATAAACGTAGCAGTGGTACTGGTCATTTGGTCAGGATCCTGCACTATTGGACCGTTAAGGTGCAGCGTTCCGCCGCCCAGGTAAATATCCTTGGCATTGAGGTAGATGGCATCGGCCTGCTGAGATATTTTCCCCGGCTCAACAGTTATTGAACTGGCTCCATCCTCAGTTTTTAATATGGCTCCGTCAGGTCCATAAAGAACGATCTTGTTTGGGTCTTCTTCCGACCAGCCCGCATTCGACAGTGGTATAAAAAACAGCGGCACCAGCGACATTGTAAACGCCCGACTTGCGATTCCGGTGCCGAGACCAGATACACCACGTAACGACACATCAGCAGCTACTGTCACGCCTCTATCCCCCACCTGAATTGGATACCGGATGTAGGGGAAAGTGGCGATAGGTATTGTTACCTCTGGGTACTGGGTCCCATCAGGAAGCATGTCGAACTGAACAGTGACAATTTGCCCTTTAACAGAAACCACGTGGCAAGGAAGAGAACGCCCCTTAATTGCTGCCTGATCATCTGCACCGATTTGAATAGCATTATTCAATGCTTTCAAAAATGGAAACTGTTGAGAATTACTCATGTTGTATTCTTCGCCAATGCAACGGCCTCATATATCGTCACCCACGCGCTGCTGCTGTCAGCGCTGAGGTAATCTCCAACATGACGAACGGATGTAATAAGGAATTTACCTGAAAAATTCACTGAGTCTCTGTACATTGAAAAAGATCGCTCTGTATTGATCGACAATAAAGAGCTTGGCCCGGAAATAATATTTTGCGGTAATTCTATTGTATCACCGCAACGAATGTCGGATCGAAGAGGACATTTGAAAGATACACTTACAGGGCCAATCCAGTTTGGTTGTCCAAGTAGTTCCTGAGGTAAAATTTGGATTCCATCACCCTCTCCAATCGTATTGTCGAAGATGCGTATGATGCCCTTCTGCATTACCATCTGAACGCCAGTGTAATCATTGCTGTTGATCATATAAAACGATTGGCTCCGCATTGTGGTTGCCAATTGTCCAAGGCGGTCATATACCCCAACCCCATCCTCAGCAAGAACCAGACGATCACTGATAGATATTTCAATAGCAAAGTCAGGATATGCCTTTTTCAAAGCACGTTGCAGCACGTCACTGAGTTTTTCCCCTTTTTTCCCATCGAGAGTAATGCTTGTTGCCTGTCCTTTGTCGTTTAGCAGAGGGCTGGGGTTTACGACAAAATTCAATGACTGATTCGTCCCGATCCAGTTTGGAAATGGGTTATAAATTTGCCCCCTAATTATTTCTCCTTTTTGTTTATCGTTCTCAAGCGGAAGCCCTCCTGTAAACCCGGCCTCCAAATTCAGCTGGCAGCCTGCCAATTGAGTGCTTTGGCTTAGCATCGTAATTGGTACACCAAAGAGTGAAATGGCCGTTCCACTACTCACTACATCATATCCGGTGATCAAAGCATCAAACTCAATTTGCAAACCAGACCCCGGTGTTAACGACGAATCGAACGGCCCGATCGGTGTTCCATCAGATGCAAGAGGTGTGCTCCCATTTTTATCAGTAATTTCCAGTCGATAGTATCTCAT